CGTGCGCGCGCTCCTCGAGCGCGGCGACCTGACCGGCGAAATGTCCTTTGGTTTCTACGTTGAACGCGATACGTGGAACGCGAAGCGCACCGAGCGCCGGATTGAATCCGCGCGCCTCGTGGAAATCAGCCTTGTGCAAGATCCCGCGTACGAACTGACTTCATCGAGCCTGCGTTGCGTCAACGCGGCACTTACCGACGCCGTCGCTGCACGGCTCGAACTACACATTCGGAGATTGAAACTATGGAACACTTGAACGAACTTGGAACCCTTGCGCACGCTTACCGCAAGGAACTCGCACGAATCGACGCGAGCGGCCGCGATTCGCAACACGTGGACACACGCGGACACGGCGAAGAGCGCGAGAAGTTTGCGCGCATGGACGCTGACTTGACCGCAATTGAATTGGCAGAACAAGATCGCGCCGCGCTTCGCGCCGCGAACGATCGAATCAAGGCTCTTGAGGCGGAACGCAATCAGCCGCAGTACCGCGCGCAAGCGCCGAAGCGCGCTGGTGGCCACGACCTCGCATCGCCCGAATACGCGATGCGATGGCTCAAGGCTGTCTCATCCGGCGACCAAGCAGAAATGCGCGCGCTTTCTCTCGGTTCAAGCGGTGCCGGAATTCCGACCGACATGGAACGTCGAATCGTCGAGAAGATGTACGCGGTTAACGTGCTGCGCACGATCGCTCCGGTGTCTTCGATCGACTCCAAACGAACCATCACCATCGAATCCGGACTTCCCACCAGCGCGCTTGTGGCCGAGGCTGGAACGATCACTCCAAGCGATCCGACATTTAACACCGCCGTCTCCATCATTCCGTACAAGTATGTTTGTGCCACCAAAATGAGCCAAGAGTTTATCGAGGATGCGATCGGCTCCGGCGGAATCGGAAGCGGACTCGACTACGTTGCGAATCGCATCGGTATGTCACTCGGCTTGAAGATGGAAGAGGCGTATACCGTCGGTACTGGTACGAACCAGCCGCAAGGCATCGCGGGCGTCGGAACGGATAGCGCGTCTGTGATGATCACAACCGCGTCGCAAACGACCGACCTTGGCACCAACGCGATCACAACCATCACCGCGGACAACCTGATCGACACCGTGCATTTGGTACAGCCGCAGTATCGAAACTCGCCGCGCTTCCGTTGGCTCGTTTCCGATACGTTCGTACGCGTTGCTCGCAAGCTTAAGAACTCGGTCACGAGTTCCGGCGCGACGGAGTACATCTGGACTCAGGCTCCGGCCAATTCGCAAACGATGGTCGGCGGCGCGCCCGGGTTGCTGTACGGCGTGCCGTATTCGATCGGCCAATACATGGCCACGGCCACTACGAACGGCAACGTATTCGCGACCGTCGGAGACTTCAACTACTTCGAAATTTTCGACCGCACGGGTATGACATCGCTCGTGGATCCCTACAGCGCGGCCTCGACTCACGAAGTCACGCTCTACACCTACGCGCGCACCGACTGCCACTTGATGAACGTTAGCGCGTTCGCTCAAATCACCTGCTGACTTCTCTTCCCCGTCTCTTCGCGCGCGAAAGTGCGCGGAGAGATTTATGGCTGTAACCACTGCCAACGTCAAATCCGCTATGCGGATTGATTACACCGACGACGACACGCTGATCGCGTCGTTGATTACTCACGTAACAGACTTTGTAGAGCGATACTGTGGCTTTGCGCTTTCAAGTGCCACGCGCACGATGAAACTCACGTCGTTCAATCGCTCGGTATTTGGCGTCGTTCCGTTCGCGTCGCTGACGAGTGTCACGTATACGAACCCCGCTGGCTCGACGGTGACTATGACGTCCGGCGTCGACTATTGGTTAGACGATTCCGACGAACTCGCCGCGCTCGTGTTTCTCAACACGCCAGAGATGAAAGCGGGAACGCTCGCGACGGTCACGTACGTGGCCGGGTACGTGACATATCCACCGTCGGTCGACCAAGTAATCATTTCAATAGTCGGCGCGCACTACAACAACCCCGAATCGGCGCAACCAATTTCGCTTTCAAGCGTGCCGCTCGGCGCACAATTCATGCTTGAACATCTCAGAATGCGCGGGCCGTTCCGATGATCTCCGGCGGACGCACCGTATTCGTGACGACGGTACTGCGCGCCGCTACCTCTGTCGACGCGCTCGGCCGGCGAACTCAAACGTACACGAACGTCGGTACGATTCGATGCGCCGGACTTGAAAGCGCTCCGGGCGAACAGCTCTACGCCGAGGGCGCGAACGTGATCGGAACTTTCGAACTCCGAACGCGCTGGCCGAACATCGCACGACTTTCCGTAACAACTGTGGATCGGCTCACGTTTCGCGGTCGGACGCTTCGTATCAACGGAATTCGGAATCTTGACCAACGAAACCGAGTCGCGATCATCGACTGTACGGAGGTTGCATGATTGAGAGCCAAGTCGTAGAGGCGATCATTAATTCAGCAACCACGGCCGGCTCTCGCGTCGTGGTTGGTGCTCGGCTTCAATCTCAAACACTGCCAGCAGTCGTCGTCACGTTCTCCGCGGGCTCGCGCGTGGCGCTCGGAAATAAGACGCTCGCGTCGTACGAAGTGTCGATTGCTTCTATCGCAGATTCAATGATCGCTGCGCAGGATCTTTCAGATTCGATCGACTCAAATTTGCCCTTCTGGCTTTCATCCTACGCCGTGGTGAATACAGGTTTCGGAGTGCTTGACGATCCGGTCGTGGCGGACGGCGATGAACAGAATCCGGCGATTTGCACGTCTAACTACACGATCTATGGAGGGCTTGTCTAATGCCTACAAATACAACACTTTCATCCTTCAAGATAAATGGTTCGGCTATCACAAACGTCGGGACGGCGACCGTCAATATGTCGCGCTCCATGATCGACACGACCGCGATTGGAGACACGTACAAGAATCACACGCGCGGCTTCCTTGAAGCCAACGTATCGCTCGAGCTCTTCTTTGACGCTGCGCATGATTCGATCATCACCGGCGTCTCTGTGGGAACGATTCTTACGCTTGCTGAAATCGTGTGGACGACCGGGAAGTCAATCAAGGGCGACGCTTTCGTTGTAGATTTGAATCTCACGACCGCACCCAACAATGTCGTAATGGCTACGGCCAATTTGATCTTCTCGAACACCGCCATCACGGTAGATATCACCTGATGAGTTTAATTTCCGCACTACTCGCGACCGACGCCGAAGTCGTTTGGGACGGGCTCAATGTGCGCGTCCTTCGCCCGACGGTCGCGCACTTCATCGCGGCGCAAGATGCGGAATCGCGCGGCGTTTGGATGCCCGCGTGGTATGTCGCTACGCACGTCGTCGGCGTCGACGGTCAAACACTGTGGAAGTCACACGAAGAGCTTCGCGTACTGAGCGCTCCCAAGATCATCGCCCTAGCGCGATTGATTGAGCCGCTCTACTTGGAGGGCTTGGACTCGCCAGCGCTAGCCGCGAAACCCTGCGGCTAGCCAATATTGAGGTGAAATTAGATACGCCGTTCGCCGTGTTTCTTGCGTTGCACGGACACAAAGGACTGAGCCACGATGTCGCGAGCAAACTTCGGATTCGTAGTTGAATTGAACCACGCGGACATTGACCGCGTGAACGCGAAACTACGCGCACTCTCCGACGAAACCGCGGTGAAGTCGTTACGTAACGGCATGCGCGCGTGGCTCAAAGTCGCGAAGCGCACGTTCGCGGCGAACACTCCGCGCTCGCGCCACGGTGCCACGGAAAGTTACCGCGGCTCGCGCGTCCCGAACGTGCACATTCGGGACAATCTCGCGACCAAAGTAAAGGGTTGGAAGAACGGCCGTATTCAATGGGCCGCGCTCGGCGTCAAGCAAGTCAAAGGCTCAATCATCACTCCGCATTGGTATTTACGCTGGGTCGAATTCGGACACGACATCAAAGCAACGTATTCAAACGAAGAGAACATCCGACGTGGTACGCGTGGCGATCGAGTGCGGAAGTCCGATCGTAAAGTTGTGGGAAAGGTGCCGGGCAAATTCTTCATCACAAAGACGTACAAGGCCGTCTCTCCGCTCGTCGTGCCGTTGATTGAGAAAGCGATCGACAAGCAAATCAAAAAGGATCTTCGCTAATGGCAAAGATCGCACCGATCAATATCTCGCTCACGGGCGATACGAAAGGGCTCGACGCGGCGACCGCGCGCGCGCGCGCGCAACTTCGCACCGTTGAAGAAGCGGCGAAGAAGTCACAAGCGAGGCTAAAGGCGTTTGGTGAGCAATCTATGCGCACGCAAGGCGTGCTCGGTCAATTCGGCGTCGGCGGCCGAGGGCTGGGAATGCTCGGCGGCGCTTCTATGCTGGGGGCAATGGGTGGTACGGGTTTGGCGCTCGGCGGCGTCGGCCTCGCGCTCGCCGCGGGCTCGACTGTGCTCTCCGCTCAGACGCAAGTGCCCGCGATGCGGAAACGCGCGCTTCAAGCGCTCGAAGCCGAGCAAACCGACCAACGACGACGAATCGACGAGAGCGGATTGTCTCGCACGCTTGCGCGTGCGATCGCCGGCAACGCGCCGGGCGTGACGGCCGCAAGTCAACTAGGACTAATGGAATCCTTTACCGCGGGACTTGCGACGCAACGCGATACGCCAACGGGTTTCTTTATGAACGAAGGACTTGGAGCGATGATCACAAGTATCGGCGCGCTTGCGGCCGGCTCTTCGTTCAGTGAAGCGGGAAAGCTCGGGCAAGCTCAACTCTCAACCGGAGACGCGCTCGCGGACACGCAACGTTCCATTTCGCTAATCAACCAAATACCATTTGGCGCCGACATCATGCGCTTCATGATGAGTAAATGACATGCCCCCAGCGATCACACGCAACAGCATCATCACGCAGAATTTCACCGACGGTTCACCATCGAACCCGTCGACGCTAACCGTAGTCCGTCGCGTGATTACGGATACTGCCGCGGACGTGACCAGTGCCGTAGATAACGCCGTCATCCTCGGCGCGGTTGGCAAGCCGCTTTCGTCGTTTCGTGCGGCGCCCGTGAAGACGGAACGTCTTGGGATGATGCGTCTACGACAAGTGAACGCCGTACCCGTGGCGGGCTCGGAGTCCAAAGTATTTGACGTCACTTCGCGTTACGATCAGCTTTACACGTGGGCGGAACATACGACGCTCACGGGCCAACTCGTGCTACCCGTTGAAGTCGAGCTAGACGCGACGCCGCGTAGCGCGATCATGTATCGCTCGCCGTCGTGGTCGACGAATCCCGCGGCGGATCTCAACACGACGACGGATATCGGTGGAACGAAAGTCGATTACGCGTCGCGTCCGGTTCAAACGCTCGTCCGTCAAATGACCGCTCGCGTGTCGTTCATTTGCGACGTATCCGACAAAACGGATGGAATGACGCTTGTCGGTTGGTACGACAAGATCGACTCTATTTCTGGGAAGTGGAATAGCGCGGCGTTTCTCCATTGGTCGACCGCTTCGCAAGTTTATTGCGAGTCGGGCTCGATCTCGCCAGTGCGCGACGAGTACTACCGAGTCACGTTCAATTTCCGCTGGGACGCGTGGAAAGGTTGCGAGCAAGTACCCAAGACAGACGTGTGGGGGAAAGCGGCGATTGACGCGAACGGCCAAGCGCAGACGGTCACGTGGAAATCGCAAGTGCGCGGCACTGCAGTTTTCTCGAATCTCTTCACGCCCTTCTACACCGCCGCGCTTACCGAGTACATCGCGAAGCAAGGCCAATTCCTGAGCTACCCAACCGCATGAACCGCACCACGCAGAATCTCATACGCGAGAATGCCGCGGCCGCGCGCGCGCTCG